ACTGCCATCCCACCTTTGTCCGATTTACTCTTGATTCTACTTAAACTACTCTCATCTAACTGAGAGCAGAATTCATTGAATGTCTTCATGCCACCAAAGAAACAAATTCTCCTAACACCTTTTTATTTAGTTTCTTTGTCTTTAGTGACTTAACAAAAGCAGTCTTAATCTGTCCTTTTGTTGCACCTTCCTTAACTTCAAACTCAGTGTCATCTGCAAGAGCACTAGAAGAAAGACCAAAGTATGCATCATAACCACTGCTCGTGATAGTAAATGTCTTTAACTTTCTCCAATCCTTCATACACTTTTCATAGTCAGTAGGATCATCACAATATCTTCTTATGATATTACTTCCTTCTCTTACTGGAAGAACTCTGATACCTATAAAATTAGATGAAGGAAACTTATCTTTTAGATTCTTAATAAGAGCTTCAGTAAACTGCCACCAAGAATAACCAAATTTATAAGTCTTACCTAATGATCTATCTCTTAAAGAACAACTCTCAGGTCTAATACCCCTCATTCCCATCTTCCACTCATCAGAATTAAAATAATCTTTTGTTAAAACATGATATGGAACAGAGTTTGCTTCACCATCAGTCAAGACAATACATTGAACCTTCTCTACTTTATTATCTTTCTGAAACTTAGGAAGAAGTTTATGAAGAGTCATAAGTGCTTCATTCAATGGTGTTCCTGATAAGCATAACCTAGTAGGATAACTATATCTACTACCATAAGTGTTAGCAAATACAGTAGCAATTCTCCATATATTCTTTAACTGATGCTCTAACTCATTAGTTCTTACCTTACTAGTCAAAAGATTCATTAAAGAGAAATCTTCTTCAACTCTTAAGTTATATTCTTGAGGTTCATATGGTAACTCATTATCTTTTGGATTCCATTGACCAGTAGCATCCTGTTCTCTTCTCTTCCACTCGTTAGTGAAAGCATAAACTTCAAATGGTATATTTACTTTTTTACAGAACCATACAAGATTATAAAGTTGCTTGACAGTATCAAGCATTTCTCTAGACATGGAACCAGACCAATCAAGAATAAAGACTAGTCCATGATTCTTACCATCAGGTAAGACTGTCACCTTCTTAAATAAATCCTCATTGAACTTATAGGTGTGAAGTTTAGCAGTATCTAATACACCTGTTCTACTGGTAGCAGCTCTGGAATAAGCACTAGCAGCTTTCTTACATTCAAATTCTTTTACAAGATAATTAACTTCTTTTTGAGCATCTCTTTTAAACTGCTCATACTCTGCATCTACTTCTTCAAATATATCTGGATTAGTAGACGTATTCTCTTTAATAAAATCTTGCTGTATCTTCCATGATCTATCAATCTCTTTATGAACATCCTCATTAGTAGCAATAATCTTATCCAATTCTAAATCAGGAATTTCTAGATAAACATTCTCTGTAGCATTCTCTTTTATCAAATCTTGAAGATGACTCTCTAATGACTCAGCAGTTTGAACTTCTGGTTCCTTCTCTGCCTCTGCTGGTTTGGGTTCTACATCAGGTGTCTCATCATCAACTTCTTGCCCATCTACCTCTTCCTTTTCAATGTCTGATGAATTGGAAGGTAATTCCATCTCACCATCTCCAGCATCTTCTGCTTTCTTTTGAGATTGCTGATCATTTACTTCACCCTTACAATACTCATAAAGAATTTTTGCTGCTTCTAGTGCTTCTTTGAAAGTTTCACACTTTCCAATTAACTCAACAATTTTACTTTCAGCATTAGTAAAAGAAACATCAACAAATGCACCAATCTTATAATGTATATTAATCCTATCAGCCAAATTATAACCACTAACATCTTCAGGTACTTCAAAGAAACCTTTTTCATGCATTTCACGATACCCTCTATAGAAAGTTTTAGCGATACCAAGATACTTTCTCTTCATTAATTTTTCTATTCTTACATCTTCTACTACATTCAAAAAGAAAACATCAAACCCCAAGAATGGATCAGAATCAGGTGTAAAGAGTGCATGTCCTACTTCATGACATACTAAACAATCATATAATGTACTGCTTGCTTTCTCCCATAGTGGCAAGAGCAGTTCTCTTGTATGTACATTGAACTGTGCCTGTGGAACATCTTTATGTTCTACTACCAAGTCCTCAGTGGCAAGCAGTTTTGCTAGTTGTGCTTTAATTTCTTGTTGAACTGCCATGTAACTTTTCTTTTGATATACCTATCATACTAAAAAACCTCCCTTTTGGGGAGGTAAGGAGACGGTTTATCAACTGTCTCCGCTTTTTTCTTGCTGAGCGTAGTGCTTGGGGTTTAAGAACCCTCTTCTTTTCCTTCTTCGAGTGGTGTTTCCAGTTTGGAACTTTCATCATCCTTTCTCAAGTAACGATCACTTCTAGGATCAGTAATTAAATACTTACAATATTCCCACCCATTTTTTCTGAACTCATCAGACATATCAACGGGTTTAGGCATCATCCTTGAAAGTATCTGTAATATTTATTGTAGGATACCATCCCAACTCAGTCAACTGCCTTATGTCAGCACATAAACTGTCTGGTTCACCAGGTGTTTCTTCCTTGATAGGTAAATCCCTACCCATTGCCTTTGCTATATCCATGACTGAAATAGACTGACCAAACCCAATATCCAGATGTCCTCTAAAGTGACTAGGAATTAAGGTAAGAATTGCTGTTGTAATATCATGAACATGAATATAGTCTCTCTTATGTCTGGTAATGTACTTAGCAGTATTCTCCTGAAGCATCCTGTATAACATATCAGGTCTGCTATTCTCCTCTGCCCATACATTAAAGAATCTCATACCCACACTATTAGGTGGTGCTTGTATTTCATTCACCTTCTTTGTTATAGCATAAGGATTCTGCCACCAACCATGAGCACCAGCAGAACTAGCATATAAGAGTCTTACATCATTATCTCTACAATAATCAAAGATAGGTTGAGACTTCTCTACATTATTTTCCCAGAACCTATCAGGGTCTTCAAAACTTTCCCTAAGAGCAGCAAATGCAGCAAGATGAATTACCACATCATATATCTTATCTGTTTTAAAATCTCCTATATCATCAGGAAAATCTATACCATCTAATTCTACACCAGTTACTCCAGCTTTTTGAATATGATTCCATAGATAACTTCCTATGAATCCTTTATGTCCAGTGATTAATATTTTCATGTTACTGTCCAATCAATTAAATTACGAATTTCCTGATTATACTTCCAGATATCTCTAAACATATCAGCATTAATACCAACAGATTCCATCTGAACTATAAGTGAATTAAGATCCTTAGGGAAACATGTTCCACCAAAACCCCTATCATTATCTATACCAGGTACTTTAGTGTGGGATTTGCCAATCCTACTATCAGCAGTCACACCCTCTACCACATTCTTATAATCCATACCCACCTTCTCACACATATCATATATCTTATTGAAATATGCTACCTTATAAGCCAAGAAGGTATTAGAGAAATACTTCACTGCTTCACTCTCATCAGAAGTCATCTGGATAACTGGAGTCTCATGAAAGAATCTCCAATAAAAATTGGATGCATCTCTCACAGCATATTGATTTCCACCTATTACAGTTCTCTCTGCATTCTTGAAATCATGAACAGCATTTCTAGCAGTGAGAAACTCTGGGTTATGAGCTATAGTAAGAAACTCATACTTCTCAGCATATCCTCTAGTGGTTCCAATAGGAACAGTGGACTTGATGATAAAGACAGTATCTTTAACAACATACTCTTCCTGCTTAATACCAGCAAAGAAACTATCCAAGATGGATAGATCACAACTACCATCCATTCTCATAGGAGTAGGAAGACAGATGAATATATACTGCTGATCTAGAACCTCCTCTAAGGTGTTGAAGGATCTATTCTTATCTACATCATAAACTTTAGTGGGTGCTTTATCTCTTACGTTCTGATAGACAGCATTTCCAACGAAACCATTACCAACAATTCCGATCATGATGCCAACCTACTAAAACCTTTTATCTTCTCATATTTTAACACATTATCAAACCTATCGTCCATACCTGCCTTATGTGATATCACAAATACATTAGCATCTTTCACAACAAATCTAATAATCTTAAGGAACTCTTCAGTTCCATACCCATCAAGGGAACTATCAAACACTTCATCCATAACTAGTAAGTTTGTATTAACAGAGTTCTTATACCTTGCAACCTCCCTCCATGTAAAGAGTAAGGCAAGGTCTATCCTCATCTTCTCTCCTTCACTAAAGGAAGCATAAGAAAAGTTATCATGAATAGGAGATTCAACAGTCTCATTAAACTCCTCATCCAAAGTAAAATTGATATAGAAATCCATCATCTGCAGATACCTATTAACCTGCTGATTAATTAATGGAAGATACTTCTTTATTATCTTAGACTTGACACCA